GATCCCACTGATTGGATCAGCACAGGAAATTACGCATTGAACTATTTAATGACTGGTGATTTCAACAAAGGAATTCCACTGGGCAAGGTTACTGTGTTCGCAGGAGAATCAGGAGCAGGTAAGAGTTACATAGCCGCAGGAAACATAATCAAGAATGCACAAGACCAAGGCATCTTTGTTATCTTAATTGATACAGAGAATGCACTAGATGAGAAATGGTTACAAGCATTGAAAGTGGACACGTCGGAAGATAAACTTTTAAAATTAAGTGTATCAATGATTGATGATGTGGCAAAAACTATTTCAGAATTCATGAAGGGTTACAAGGAAGCACACGCAGATGACAAAGAAGGTGCACCTAAAGTGCTATTTGTTATAGACAGTTTAGGTATGATGCTTACACCAACTGACGTTAACCAGTTTGAAGCAGGTGACATGAAAGGTGACCTAGGTAGGAAACCCAAGGCATTGACAGCACTTGTGAGAAACTGTGTGAACATGTTTGGTTCTTGGAACGTGGGACTTGTAGCAACCAATCACACTTACGCATCACAGGACATGTTTGACCCTGATGACAAGATATCGGGCGGACAGGGATTTATCTATGCAAGTTCAATTGTGGTTGCAATGAAGAAACTTAAATTAAAAGAGGATCTAGACGGTAACAAAGTCACAGATGTAAGGGGTATAAGAGCGGCTTGTAAAGTTATGAAAACAAGATATGCTAAACCTTTTGAATCAGTACAAGTTAAGATTCCATACGAAACAGGAATGAATCCGTACAGTGGACTTGTGGACTTGTTTGAGAAGAAAGGTATACTTGTACAAACAGGAAACAGACTAAAATACATCGATAAAGCAGGCAAAGAACACATCGATTTCAGAAAACAATGGATAGGTGATAAATTAGATATGCTAATGGCAGACTTTACGGAATCTACAGACTTTGCTGATAAAGAAGTTATAGATGTACCTGAAGTAGTTGAAACAAAGCCAAAAGCAAAAACTAAAAAAGCAGAACCAATTATAGAATCGAAATAGATGATAGACTTTACACACGAAGATATTGAACGTTTGTGGAACTCAATTATACATTACGTCCCCGAGAGACAGAAATTGGACATGGCAATTGATTTCATTAAAACTTTAGAAGACATTGGTGTGGATCATGACGAACTAAAAGCGTCAGCTGAATACGATCCAAAACTTGAAGAAGCAGTCAACACTGTGTTTGAGGAGGAGGAAGTAGACGAAGATGGATATGTTGAGGACGAATGATAAATTGGTACAACGAAGTAAGTAGAAACCTATCTAAGATACCTGACTGTGTAGCATACTTTGATCTAGAACTGGTTGAAGCAAAAAAACAATGTAAGATATATGGTAATCTCGAGAAGGCGGCCGCAACACTACCTGGCATAGTTGAGGAAAGATTTGGACAACTGCAACAGCTAGAAGCCATACTTGAATACCTAAACATAGAATTAAGAAGATTAAGATCTAAAACTTTCAGAAAATTTCTCGAAAACTACAACAGAGCACTGAGTAGTAATGACGCAACAAAATATGTTGACGGGGAAGACGATGTTGTTGACATGACAAAAATAATCAATGACTTTGCACTGATAAGAAATCAATGGTTATCCATAACCAAAGGGTTAGATCAAAAACAATGGCAGATTACAAACATTGTTAAATTGAGAGTAGCGGGTATGGAAGATGCCGACATCTAATAGAATAATACTCACAGACGTAGACGGCGTACTGATGGAATGGGAACACCATTTCACCAAATGGATGCAACTACGATCATACTTTGATGAACACGGAACAAGGAACTATCCTTACAAGCTGGTAGACACAGGGCAAGACGACTACGAGATGGCCAACAGATTTGGGGTCAGCAAGGAGGTGATCAGGCAAGAGATCAGAGAGTTCAACAGAAGTGCTTGGATGGGCACACAGAGGCCCATGCTGGAATCACAGACCTGGGTGAAACTGTTACACGCCGAGGGGTGGACCTTCGTGCCAATAACATCACAGACATCAGACATACCAGGACAAGAGTTACGTAAAAAAAGATTAGGTGAATTATTTGGAGAACACGTGTTTACAAATTACCACATACTGGGCACAGGGGCAGACAAGGACAGTGCATTAGCGGAGTTCCACAACACCGGGCTGTATTGGGTCGAGGACAAGCCCAAGAACGCACTAGCAGGGCTCTCCTACGGTTTAAAGCCCATATTAATAGACCATCCATACAACAGAGACTTCAACCATCCTGACGTGATACGTGTAAATAATTGGAAACAGATACACGAGATTTTGTGCAAATGAAAATATATGTAGGGTGGGATTCCAGGGAAGACATTTCATACCAGGTGTGTGAACACAGTATCAAACGTAGAGATCCCGATGCGGAGGTACATCCGCTGAAACAGAACGAGATGCGAGAGCAAGGCATCTACACCCGAGACATCGACAAGTTGGCCACAACGGAATTCACATTCACAAGATTCTTCGTGCCACATCTAAACGACTACAAAGGATGGGCAGTGTTCTGTGACTGCGATTTCCTGTGGAAGATACCTGCAAAAGAACTGGAACAGTACTTTGATGATTCCAAGGCCGTGGTATGTGTGCAACACGATTACACGCCCGAAGAAGGATCAATCAAGATGGACGGACAGGTACAGACAGCATATCCCAGAAAGAACTGGAGCAGTATGGTACTGTGGAACTGTGCCCACCCAAAGAACAAAATACTAACACCGGAGTTCTTAAACAAACAAACACCAAAATTTTTACACAGGTTCAGTTGGCTAGAAGATTCAGACATAGGTGCACTGCCACACGAATACAACTGGCTAGTCGAATGGTACAAAGAGCCCAAGGATGGTAAACCTAAGATACTACACTACACAGAAGGTGGGCCTTGGTTTGATGGTTACAGGGATTGCGAGTACTCCGACGATTGGAAGAAGGAAGTAATTAACCTATTCTCAGCATAATGAATTGGGAGAAACTAAAACCACAACATTATCACAAAGATCCTGTTGAACACATCTATTCCCAGACAATAGTTGACCAAAAAGAATACGACAGATTATATGAAAATCAACACAATCTATCACACCATGCATGGAAAGAGTTTGACAAAAAATATAAAACAGGTTTTGAATTTAAAGAAGATTTTAGTGAATTAAATTTTTCCAATGAGGTTATTTGTTTATGGTTGTTCAAAGAAAGATCAAATAACTCAGTGTCTTACATACAACTAGTCGACAAACAATTGGCTTATTTGCCAAATACATTCCTAATCACAAAATCAAAGAAAATATCGTTTGTTGAAACAAAAAAGAAATACATTAGATATCCTTTAGTACAATTAGACATGAAGGAAAATACCTGGGAAGCGTTATTAGAAAGATTCAATAAAAGAACTTAAAGCACCAACATCAGTTTTCACGTGCCTGTCTCTGACCTTTGTCCATACAAATTCATCTCTTTCAGAAATATTAAGGTTCTTACGTATTTGTTTACCTGCATTATCGTCTAATATTTTTTTAGCCTTGAATTCTATTGTTGGCAGATAAAGGCATCTATTTAATTTACGTGCTACTTTTTGTGTGTATGAGTCTACGTGCCAATGCCAGAAAAAGACAGGAGCCAAATACCCTAAAGTATTTGTCCAATTCTTGTGTACAGCAAAGTGAGCCGCTGGCAACGGTTCGTCTGGCCAAAGAGTTGTTTCATTACTGTACTTTTTACTACCCTTGTTTCTCCCGTCGCTGGGTACTACCATCAAAATTCTATCCTCATATCTAAGAAACTGATCTGCAATTAATTGATCCCAATTCTGTGTTTTTACTTGCACGTCATCGCCCATAAGCATTACAATATCGTGTGATGCCTTCTCAGCCATCAAGTTCCAACTATAACAAGTGGATTGATTTGGTCCAATGGTATAATGTTTTTCGTCAAGTAAATCTTTATACTGTTCTAACTTTTCATCGTCGTCGTTTAGATAAAATAGAAACTCTGTGTCATGTTTTTGTGTTTCTGTTGCAGTATCAACCAATCTCTTTGCCAACTCAGGCCTGCCTCTCGACGGACAGCAAAAAGAAATCATATCAGTTTCTTTTTCCAGGTCTCTGGAGTCTTGTCGTTTATAATTTCTAGTGGTAAGTGGTATTGAAACTTTTTTGTGCCTCTGGATCTAATATATTCGGCAGTCTTTCTAACAGACTGTCTCATGTCCGTTGCTGTGCTGTAACCCAACAAGTCTCTTGCTTTGTCTGATGAACACACCGCTAGTTTGACTTCTTTGGGTCTGTCTTTGTGATGTATGGGATCTAGATTAATTCCTGTCTCGTTGGCACACGCCTCTGCTAACTCATTGATTGTTATAGGTTCTTCATCTGGTCCTATGTTAATAATTTCGCTAACAACGTTATCCTGAAATGCAAGTGCATTTAAACAATATAAACAATCATCAATATAACTGAAACATCTTTGTTGCATACCATCTCCGTATATGATCGGTTGTTTACCTTGTAGCATTCTGTTTAGCATGATGGACATTACATTTCTAAACGGGTCATCATACTTCTGTCTCGGTCCAACTATGTTGTGCGGCACAGCAATAACATACTCCACTCCGTGTGTTTCGCATAAATTTCTCAACAC